CCAAGAAAAATAGCTACATGATTTAAAGTTGGATATAGTATCGACATCAGTAAAACATCTCCAACTTCTAAATTTTCGTCTGATCTTAACTCTCTAAAACCTGTTCGCCAAGCATAATCCTCAAACAAAGGATTCTTTAAAAATTCTTCAGGAGTCATAGTTCTCTCATAATCTTTTAAAATAATACCTTTTTCTTTTTTATACCAATCCACTACTAAACTCCAGCAATCAGTAACACCCCAGACCCACTGCCTTCCTAAAATATCTGGAACGTAACCGTTTGGAATACATTCTCCCCATTGTTCTGTTTTAGGATTAACAATGTACCAAGGTAATTTACTTCGTTCACAGCTAACTTTATCGGCCTCACTTGGTTCTGGAGGTGTTATAGGGTGACTATGAACAACAGCAATGATTTCACCTGCATTATCTGCTTTTACATAATCTTCTGGGTCAATAATAAAACACTGATTATCTGTTATTGAAAGATTACGACATGGGTAGTATCGTTCTTTTCCTTTTACATTTAATAAAAGCCCACAAGATTCTCTAGGATCTTCACGTTGAGCATGAAGTAGTGCTTTATATTTCCAACTCATTGATTAAACGTACCAATGCTAGGAAATAATGATCTTGTGCATTGTCTTTTAGGTGCTCTTACACCAGCTAAATCAAATACTGCTGCTAATTCAAACTCTACAATTTCTCTATTTTCTGTTGCTTTTCTATCTATTGTATATATTTCACGTTTGAATTCTGCTGTAGGATCTGGCGTGCCTAATGGATTTACAGGATTATTATTTTCATCTCTATTAGGAAAATTTACAGCATCAAGAAATCTTGCCATTGTTCTTATTCTTGTAACAGTAGCACCAGTTAAATCATTACCTACAGTAACTAAATTTACAGCTTCTAAAATTGATGACATAAATCCATTAGCATTACTGACAATAAGTTTGGG